ACAAAGTATAAAAATCCTTATACGGATGCTGTAGATTTTTTATCTATTGTATATGCTAAGGAATTAAAGGTAGCGGACTTTAATGCTATCTGGAACTTTAGAAATAACATAGATCAACCGGTAAAAGCTCGTTATACTCCTAACGTAAATGCAAACTTTGATCTCATAGGTCAGATTGTTGCTTTTAGTGAAAACGAATGGGATGAGTTACAAATAACAATAAGCCAAGCCTTCAATAATATTTATCCTTTTGAGATACCTGATATAGTTAGTACATATACCCCTACTGAGATATTACTTTACGAAAACTCTATGGGAGTTTTTAACACGGGCGCTGGAGCTACTGCTCCTTTATTGAATGCTTTAGGAGCACCTATACCGGGATCTCCTTTTACTCAAGGCGTTGCTTATGCGGATGCTTGGAACAATTTAAAAGTTCCAGCTGATGCGGCGTTAGGTTTTGAAACATATTATATAGCACCTATATACAAACCATCAACAGGTACTAACTATTACTATAGATATACTGGTGTACGCAGATGGGCTTCTCCGTATACAGGATACACTCCTCCGGCAAACACCCCATTAAACAGTGTTGCTCCCGCTATTTCAGGAAGTTTTATAGTAGGAGCCGGTATAACTACTACAAACGGAACATGGATAAGCGTTACACCAATAACTTATACATACCAATGGTATAGAGGCGCTACACCAATTGCTGGTGCAACCTTAAATACATACACTTTAGTTCAAGCTGATGCGGGTAATCTATCAAATATAAGCTGTCAAGTTACAGCAACAAATACTGAAGGAGCTGCAACGGCTAGTTCAAATACTGTTGCGCAAGTACTTGATTTTAATGCTCATGCTTATATAATAGGTGCAGGTTTAACTATACCAAGTATAGAAGCAGATGCTAGCAATCAGCTTGTAATAGATCTAAAAGGATTCGGTCTTTGGTCAACCATGTTAGCAGCGAATCCTATTGTAGGTACAACCTCAACAAGTCAGAGAACAGATCTTGTAACCCCTGGTGGTGCATTTGACATAACTTTCAATGGAACATGGACTCATACATCAACTGGTGCTGCTCCGGATGGAGTAACAGCGTATGGAGATACTGGAATAACTCCGAGTATTAACATTCCTGATATAAATAAATATACATTCTTCTTCTACTCAAGAACTAATGTGGGTGACGCTACTCAAATAGATGTTGGTGCTCTTGATTATACGGGTAGTCTTTCGAGATTGCAACTTAATTGTAATGATGGAGTAAATACACGATTTGCTTCAAGTACGGGTGCTCTTAGTAGCGCTGCAACTGCTGACTCTCTTGGTTTATTTTCAGTATCAAGAACAGGAGCAACAACTACAGATTTTTATAAAAACGGAGTTTTAGTAGCTACTGTTGCTAATGCCGCATTAACTCTTTCTACAATACCTGTTTATATTTCAGCAGTAAATACTAACGGAGGACCTAGTCCTGCTAATTTCTCTACAAGAGAGTGTGCATTTTTTGGAGTTTATGATGGAGCATTAGACGCTACTCAAAATGCTAATCTATACACAGCTATACAAACTTTCCAGACTACATTAAGTAGACAGGTTTAGCCTACATTTTTAAAACTTTAAAGACCCTGGGAAACATCTCAGGGTTTTTTCTTGCACAATCTTTCTTTAACTATTGTATGTTTAAACTTTTTAGCGTATGTTTGCTAAACATTTAAAATAAAAAGTATGTCAGAACCAACCAACCAACAGCCTGAACCTACAGAAAAAGACCTTCAAGAATATCGTGAAAACATGAAGAAGTTCTATGATGTTCAGATCCCAATGCTTAAGAAACAAAAAGAATACGAACTGCTATTAGCTGATATAGAAGAAGCTAGAGCAAAACGTATAACTATGAGCATGCGTATTGCACAGATCATGGCCGGCCCTCCGGAAAAACCTTCAGAAGAAGAGATGGAGCAGGCTAGACAAAAGATGCAAGAAGCTATGCAAGAAGAACAAGATTCTAGAGAATCTGAAACGGAAGAAGAAGTTTCGCCAAGAAGAAGACAACTCAAAAAACAATAAACCATGGCAAAGGTAAATCTAGTGGATAAGCGAGCTAAGCTTACTCTATCAGATACCATCAGATACCAACTTATCACTCATTGCTATCTTAACAAAATAGTTTTGAGTGAGCTGGACTATGATTGCCTTACTAATCTAGGCATGAGTGGTGAAGTAGAGCTTACCGTTTTTTGCAGCATCATGGCTGAAAAACGTTTAAAAGATAAGCTTAAAGATTTAAAGCCTAAAGGAAAAGGTACAAAAGCACCCGTAGCTTCTCCTCAGACTATAAGAAATGCTCTGATTAAACTAGAGAAAGAGGGTCTTATTTACAAAGATGGTGGAGGTAGAAAAAAGATAAAGCTTCATCCGGATCTAAAGATTCAGACTGAGGGTAACATATTGTTGGATTTTAAATTCGTATACGTTGCCGCCTAAAAAAGCTAAAGAGTTTGTTGAGATAACAGCTAAAAAGCTTGAGATGAATCAAGAGTTTGTACAAGATGTTATAGACTTTTACTGGAAGGAAGTTAGAAAGTCTTTATCAGAACTGCGTTCTCCTAGAATAGTAGTTGCTAACTTTGGTTCTTTTCAAATAAAGCACTGGAAACTAGAAGAACAAAAGACTATCTATGAAGCACACTTGAGAAAGTATAATCCGGAAGAGATGACCTTTCAAAAGCACAAGCTTAAAGAAGATGCAGAAAAAAGATTAGCTTGCGTAAACAAAGTTCTAAAAATGGTAGAATCTGATACAGAAAAACGTAAAACAGTAAAACAAAAAAGATATGCTGACAAAACTGAAAATAATATGGAAGAACCGAAAGGAGATATTCCAGGGAATCAAGAATAGCTGGTTTAAACACGCCGAGATAGAAGAGATAGCATTTGAAAGAATGGCTATTTGCAACGAGTGTCCTTCTTTGGATAAGAACGGAGAATACTGTTTAATGCCAGGAACACAGCCTTGCTGTTCTATATGCGGTTGTAAACTAGCTTTTAAAACTAGATCACTAGCTTCATCCTGCCCGCATCCGCAAGGAGCAAAGTGGAAAGCTACTATGACAGAAGAAGAACAGGATAAGTACTATGCTGAAATAAAATATAATCCTGATCAACCCTAATACCAACTCACATGTCAACTCAAAACACCAACTCAAATATCAACTCAAGATGTCAGTCATATTCAAAGCCGAGGATCATAGCTACAAGAGTACAGATCCGAATGAGAACATTACCTGGATAAGCGTAACTACGTTTGTTAACCAGTTTAAACAGGCTTTTGACGCCCCGGCACAAGCTCTAAAGTCCTCTAGGAACAAAAGATCTAAGTGGTTTGGTCTTAGTGTTCCTAAGATCTTAGAAGCATGGGAGTCCGAAGGTAAACGTGCAACAGACCTAGGCACTTGGTATCATAACGAACGCGAACGGGATTTAATGGCTCATGAGACCATCCAACGCTCAGGTGTCGCTATTCCGATCATTAAGCCTTTATATGATGGCGATCTCAAAATGGCTCCGGATCAGAAGCTTGTAGAAGGCATCTATCCGGAGCATTTTGTTTATCTAAAATCTGCGGGAATATGCGGGCAGTCTGATAGAGTAGAAGTAATAAAAGATACTGTAGATATTGTAGACTATAAGACCAACAAAGAGATAAAGAAAGAGTCTTTTAAAAACTGGGAAGGCGTATCGCAAAGAATGTCCGGACCATGCGCTCATCTTGACGATTGTAACTTTAACCATTATTCTTTACAATTAAGTACGTATCTTTACATTATACTAAAGCACAATCCGCGTTATAAACCGGGTAAACTTTGGTTGCATCATATTACGTTTTTAGATGATGGAGCTGATGAGTATGGGTATCCTATTGCAAAGAGGGATTTGCAAGGTAACCCAATTGTGAAAGAGGTTGTTCCGTATGAGGTTCCTTATCTAAAAAACGAAGTGATTGCTATGATAAACTGGCTGCATGAAAACAGAGATAAGGTAAAAAAGAAATGAGCAACAACCCATATGAACACAGACGACTATTTTGTCAAGAAACAAAAATGAAAAAACAAAAGCTAAAAATAAGGGTAGACATCTTTCCTGGAATATATTTCGGAGTAGGCTTCCCTATGGACTTATATACAGATATGTCTATAAGTATTCTATGTTTTAGTATAGCTTTTAAATGGCGTAAACGATGATAAGACTATTTGATATACAAGACGGTAAGCTTACTGCCACAGAGCACTGCTATACTTTAAAGTTCTTAAAGGATATTATGGATAACTATCCTGAAGATCACCTTAAGATTTATACATACCTTTTTTACATGGCTTGCCCCAATCCTGAGTTTAACCCGTTTTTTCATTTCTTAGAAGAAGACAAAGAGCAAGTAATTTTACGAGAAATAGATGCTGAGTTTTCTACAGAAGACGAAATGATAACCAAAGCTTTGGATCTTTGTAGAAAGATGTATGAAACAGAAACATCCAGAGCTTATTACGGAATAAAAAAAGCTTTAGATAACATAGCCAGATATATGGCCTATACTCCTATAACAGACGGTCGTGATGGAAATGTTACTCAAATCGGCAGAATAGCTAAAGAGTTTGATTCCATACGTCAAAGTTATAAAGGTGTGTATAAAGACCTTATGGAAGAACAACAAACTAAAACCAGAGGTGGTGCCGGTTTAGCTTATGATCAACTCTAACGCTTACACGGTTGTCCCTACTTGGGATAATGGTACTTGGACAGAAACAGAGTTTCAAACAAGAGATGATTTTCGCTTGTTTGTACACACTTGTTTTAAAGTTCCGGGTAAGTATGAGTTTGATGATACATCCTATAAGTTTAACGAACAAGCTCAAAAGTTTAACTCTCAAGGATTTTACTGTCCAGCTCCTGTGAGAAGCAAGGATTACATTGAATACTGGGAAACAGAAAAGCTTAAGTGCAGAAGAGGTGTAATATTTAAAAGTAAAAATAATGTTTGGTACCTTACTAGAGATTATTACATGTTTCTTAACTTCTTAAGGATCAACGATAAAGAAAAGAAAAAGTTTGATTTTCCAGGTATACGCGATGCGCAGTATCACATGGCTCTTTACGAATGCTTAGCGGAGCTTAACTATAAGCATGTGGCTATTTTAAAGAAACGTCAGATTGCAGCATCATATTTTCACTGTGCTAAACTGATTAATACTATATGGTTTGAAGAGACTCCTATTCTTAAGATAGGAGCTAGTTTAAAAGACTATGTGAACGACAAGGGATCTTGGAAGTTCTTAGAAGAATACAGATCTTTTCTTAACGAAAACACGGCTTGGTACAGACCTATGAATCCAGCTAAGATTGGGTTATGGCAACAGCAGATAGAAGAAACCAACAGCTTCGGTAGAAAATACACTAAAGGTTTAAAAGGTGTACTTTCAATGACAACTTTTGAGAAAGATCCTACAGCTGGCGTCGGTGGTCCATGTACTTACTTCTTTCACGAAGAGGCTGGTATCGCTCCTAAGATGGATATCACTGCGGAATTCTTGTTACCAGCGCTACAATCCGGACATCTTACTACAGGAATGTTTATTGCCGCAGGATCTGTCGGTGATCTTGACCAGTGTCAACCTCTTAAAGAGATGATTCTTAAACCTGTGGCTAACAGTATTTATGCTGTAGAAACAGATCTTTTGGATGATAAAGGAACGATAGGACTTACTGGATTATTTATACCAGAGCAATGGTCTATGCCACCGTACATCGATAAGTATGGTAACTCGCTAGTTGAAGAAGCATTGGCTGCTATTGATGCATTAAGAGTAGTTTGGAAGAAAGAACTATCTCCTGAAAAATATCAACTTCGTATATCTCAGAATCCTAAGAATATTGCGGAAGCCTTTGCTTATAGAAATGTATCTAAGTTTCCTTTAGATTTAGTCGCTACTCAAAAAAGACGTATAGAAGATAAAGAATACCCGTACGAGTTTCTTGAACTCTCTAGAGATTCTAACGGTAAAGTTATAGCCAAAGACACTAATAAGCTACCTATCAGAGAATTCCCAATAACAAAAGATACTGAGGATAAGACAGGAGTACTTGTTGTTTACGAAAGACCTGATGCAGGATCATCTTGGGGAACCTACTACGCATCTGTCGATCCGGTATCTGAAGGTAAAACAACAACATCTGACTCTTTATGTTCTATCTATGTTTATAAAAACCCTGTTGAGGTTACTCGAGTAGACAGAGATAGAAGCGAAATCTTTGTAGAACAGGATAAAATCGTAGCTGCTTGGTGCGGGCGATTTGATGATATTAATAAAACGCACGAGCGTTTGGAAATGATAATAGAATGGTATAATGCATGGACTATAGTAGAAAACAACATTAGCCACTTTATCCGGCACATGATCAGCCGGAAAATGCAAAAGTATCTTGTGCCGAAAAACCAGATAACATTCTTAAAAGATCTAGGATCCAACACAAATGTATTCCAGGACTATGGTTGGAAGAATACAGGCACCCTTTTCAAGAACCACATGCTTAGTTATTTGATAGAATATCTAAGAGAAGAGATAGATGTTGAGACTAAAGAAGATGGAACTATTGTAAAAAGACGTTATGGTATCGAAAGAATTCCCGATATTATGGCCATGGTTGAGATGGAAAACTATCAGGAAGGTATAAACGTCGATAGATTAGTAGCTCTAGCTGCGCTTATTTCTTTTGCTAAAGTGCAGCAAGCTAACCGCGGATATCGTAAAAGAGTAGAGCATATAAACCAAAAACCCTTGCAAAAGTCCGAGAATTTGTTTAAATTGTCTAACAGCCCGTTTCGTCATATCGGAAGGGGCTCTTCGAGTTCCGGCATGCGACCATCCCGTAACCCGTTTAAAAATATCAGATAATGAAAGTACTAAACGCGATGCAATTAAAGGCTGGTGCCAAAGCGGAATACAACCGCATGGGATCGATAACTCAGCCTATTCAGTTTTTACCAAGAGGCGAAAAAGACCAGGAGTGGACCGCTTGGAACATGGACTGGCTAGAATGGCAAGGTCTAAAGCAGATCCGCCGGAATGCTCGTCGCTTGATGAAGAACTACAAGCTTGCAAAAGGTATCATAGACAAGAATGATTATGTCATGGAAAATGATAACGAGATGAAAGATCTTGTTGAAACGCTTGTGCAAGAAGATTATAGCGCTTTAGAACTTAAGTTTTACCCTATTATTCCAAACGTCATAAACGTACTTACGTCTGAGTTTGCAAAACGTAATAGTAAAGTTACATTCCGTGGAGTAGATGAATACAGCTACAACGAAAAGATGGAGCTTAAACGTAAAGCAATTGAGGATGTTCTTTTGCAAGAAGCTCAGCAAAAGCTTATAACAGCTATGATTGAACAGGGAGCTGATCCTAATGATCCTGAGATGCAAGAACAAATGCAACAGCAACTGTCTCCGGATCATCTTAAAACTCTTCCTGAAATACAAAACTTTTTTGATAAATCTTATCGCTCTCTTTGTGAAGAATGGGCTACTCATCAAAACAAGATTGATGAAGAAAGATTTAAGATGGACGAACTTGAAGAAAGAGGATTCCGCGATAGTCTTATTACCGATAGAGAGTTCTGGCATTTTAGAATGATGGATGATGACTATGATGTAGAACTTTGGAATCCTGTACTTACTTTTTATCACAAATCACCAGATGTCAGGTACATCTCGCAGGGCAACTGGGTAGGAAAGATTGAGATGATGACTGTAGCCGATGTTATTGATAAGTACGGCTACCTAATGACACAAGAACAACTTGAATCACTTGAAGCAATATATCCTGTCCGCTCTGCCGGTTATCCGTTACAGGGTTATCAAAACGATGGATCTTATTACGATGCTACTAAGACTCATGAATGGAATACTAATATGCCCGGTCTTGCATATCGTCAGTTCGTATCTATGTACGACAACTTTGTATACAATGGCGGGGATATTATAAACTGGATCATGGGTGAGTCGGAAGACTACTTCGATATGGGTATGGCCTTCATGCTTCGTACTACTACAGCATACTGGAAGTCTCAGCGTAAAGTAGGACATCTTACCAAGATTACCGAAAACGGGGAAACTATTACAGATATCGTTGATGAATCATACAAGATCTCTGATAAACCCGTCTATAACAACGTACTTGTAAAGAACAAAAACAAGGATACCTTGGTTTTTGGAGAACACATTGACTGGATCTGGATTAACCAAACATGGGGCGGCGTAAAGATTGGACCTAACCATCCTAGTTTCTGGGGTATGAATAACCCTGGAGGCGTTAATCCTATGTACTTAGGTATTGGTCAAAACAAGATCGGACCTCTTAAGTTCCAGTTTAAAGGAGATAATACCATCTACGGATGCAAACTTCCTGTAGAAGGATCTGTATTCTCAGATAGAAATACACGTTCAACAGCCCTTGTAGATCTTATGAAACCGTATCAAATCGGTTACAATATTGTGAATAACCAGATTGCGGATATTCTAGTGGATGAACTGGGGACCGTAATTCTGTTGGATCAGAACGCGCTACCCCGTCATTCATTAGGTGAAGATTGGGGAAAGAACAATCTTGCCAAAGCATATGTGGCTATGAAGAATTTTCAGATGTTGCCGCTTGATACAAGCATCACCAACACTGAGAACGCTCTCAACTTTCAGCACTTTCAAACACTCAATCTAGAGCAGACCCAAAGGATGATGTCTAGGATTCAGCTTGCTAACTACTTTAAGCAGCAAGCTTTTGAAACTATAGGTATCACACCTCAGCGTCTTGGACAACAGATTGGCCAGACCGAAACAGCTAAAGGTATAGAACAGGCTGTGACCGGATCTTATGCGCAAACAGAGATGTATTTTATACAGCACTCTGACTATTTAATGCCTAGAGTACATCAGATGCGTACAGATCTTGCACAGTTTTATCATTCTAAGAAACCTTCCCTGCGTCTACAATATATGACCAGCAAAGACGAGAGCGTTAACTTTACTATTAATGGCACAGATCTCTTACTGAGAGATCTAAATGTTTACTGTACTACCAAGGCTAACCATCGTAGTGTAGTAGAACAGATGAAACAACTGGCCATGACTAACAATACTGCCGGAGCATCCATCTATGATCTAGGTAATAT